CGCAACCATCAGGCATGGAAGCCAACCAAACAAAACGAGGAACCACCATGGTAGCAGTTACCGCCGCGCTCTGTCTCAGTTTAACAATTTATCACGAGGCTAGAGGCGAAGATATTTTTGGGCAACTGGCAGTCGCACAAGTCGTCATGAATAGGGTCGAAAGCCCAAGATTTCCTGACACTGTGTGCGGTGTCGTGACCCAGCCGAAACAGTTCAGCTATCTAAACTTCTGCAACGTCAAGTGCGCGGTGCAAAATGTAAGAGAACAACAGGCTTGGCAGGTGGCTCAATCTGTGTCTAATGCTTTCCTACAGGGGCATCGTATAAGCCTCAAAGCTACTCACTATCACACAACATGGGCGCAACCATACTGGTCTAAGGATGACAGTATGCAACCCCTAACGACAATAGGAAATCACACGTTCTATCTGGAGGGGTAGAAGTTCCACATCGAAATACGGTTTAGGTTGCCGAATAAGAACCTTTTATATCAACACGTCATATAAGGATAACGGCGTATGAAATTCGATGTATATTTAGACCATTGGGTCCAATACAAAACAAAAACTGAGGTAACACACACAGCCACAAAAAATTCTACCATGTGGACTGTACGAGTAGGGAAAATTGTACTACACTTAGAACGCTACAAACCCGAAAGGAAAACTAACCATGTCGTACAAACTCGACCAACTAGAAAAGGCGATATCACATCTGACTGACATCTATTACAAGGCGACAGTCAACCACCTACGTGTGTTCTTGTATATCGCTGCACGTCCAACTGACGTGGTAAACACCCGTGACCTACCCGATGCATTGGGTATGCCGCAAACAACAGTATCCCGTACCGTCAGATCGATGGCACAACGTAGCTACATCCATGAACAAGGCTTTGGTTTGCTACGCCTATCGATTGACCCCGAGGATGAACGTCAACGCATCGTCGAACTGACACCTGAAGGTAAGACGTTTGCTAACAAAATCAGAAAGGCAATAGATGACTGATAAACTACCTACTGGAATCCTAAAGCGCGGCGATAAGTATCGCGTGTCTGTTATGGTACAGGGTAAGCGTACCACTCAGACCCACAACACACTGGAAGCTGCCCTCAAGGCACGTGACGACCTCAAAGCTGGGCGCATGGGACCACTATCCACTTATGAGATATGGAACCTGCGCCAAGCGATTGATGCATTCACTACCCAGCGCATGAAGTCTCACCGTACCAAGTCGGACCACCTGCGGTGGCTATCGACCCACATCTTGGCACACTTCGGACCAGCCCTGAACATCAACCGTATCTCACAGCCTGAGATGCACAAGTTTGTGGATGCTACCCGTGACGCTGGATACTCTGCCAGCACCATGCATGTGATGAACGCCACCCTGCGTAGCATCCTGAACTTTGCATGGGAACGGGGGCATCGATCTGAACGGGCACCATCAGTCAAGACTGACACCATCCGCAACTCGCGGGTCCGCTTCATGACACGTGAAGAGGAAAGCAAGGTGCTTAACTTTTTCCGCGCAGCTGGCTGGGAAAAGTATGCCGAGGTCGTCGAGTTCTTGGTGGATACTGGTGCTCGTAAGGGTGAGATGCTGGCCCTCGAATGGAAAGACATCGACTTCAAGACTGGACGCATCACGTTTTGGGAAACCAAGACGAACCAACCACGTTCAGTCAAGATGACCCGCCGTGTGAAAGACATGCTGCGTGTACGTCACAAGCGAGAGCATGTGTGTGCATCGTTTGTCTTCTCAGACATCAGTGAAACCCTACTCTACAAGGCATGGCGTGAGATGCGCGAGTGCTTAGGGTACATCGATGACAACCAGTTCGTATTACACATGTTGCGGCACACTTGTTGCACCCGACTACTGGCAAACAACGTGGACATACGAACAGTTCAACAGTGGATGGGCCACTCGTCCCTATCCATGACACAACGCTACGCTCACTTCATCCCGCAACGTTTGGATGATGCAGCCGATGCACTCGATGGTGCAAATGAGGTAGCAATGGGTGGTGCAGGTGTTGCACCAGTCAAACTACGGGCTGTGTAACTGATTGATATTCCTATAGGTTTTCTCCAAGCCTATAACGAATTGTTACACTGACCCATCTAACCTTTTCGGGTTTAAGCCCACGGGACATAGTGTTTGTAGCCACTTTCCGTGGGTTTTTCTTCCCAGATTTACAACCTCAAACGGGTACTAACACAACAGTCAACACTCAACAAATTACACCATGGTGCAAAGGCCTGACGAATAGGTTGCACCATAGCATCCGCAACTAAAAGTAACTTGAAGGAATCACACAGAATGACCAACGATCTGTACCTCACACAAGAAGCCCTCGAAAAAGAAAGCCGTGCCCTGACCATCCAAAGATTTGAGGCACAGCTAACTGAAAGAAAACAGAAAGAGGAAGAGACAGCCACCTACTATGGGGCACCCCTCATGAAGAGAGCAATCGAACCTCTGGCAGAGGCCATCGATGCGAAGATTGTAGAAGCTAACAGTGGACGATCAGGTCCACGGATGACAGCTATCCCTACCCTTGAACAGTTCGACAGTAAGGTGGTGGCATTCTTCACTGCTAAGACCATCATCGATAAGCTGACTAGCAGAACCAACAAGCTACAATCAGTAGCCGTGATGATTGGTAAGAACCTTGAAGATGAACTGCGGTACACCTCATTCCAAGAACAGCACCCATGGTTGTTTCAGAAACTGATGACTGAGATTGATACGACCCGTGCCCGTAAGAGACAGAACCTTGTGTCTGCATACAATCGCTACTGTGATGTGTGGACTAGCTGGTCTGAGATTACCTACCTGCATGTCGGTATGTTGTTGATCGATCTGTTCCAACAGGTGACAGGTTTCATCGAGATAATTGAGAAAAGAGAAGACAAGAACAAGACCATGAAGATCGTGGTGCCCAGCGCAGAGGTGGTTAATTTCATCGAGAAAAATTTTGACGCAGCGCAGATGTTGAACCCAGTATATCTACCCATGGTCGTGCCACCTGCGGACTGGGAAGGACCACGTGGTGGGGGATACCTGACCGTGCATTCCAAGCAGCTGACCTTGGTGAAGACACGCAACCGTAACTACCTTGAGGAACTGGAAGGTATGCCTGAGCAAATGGCACCAGTCTATGAGGCTATCAACCACATCCAGCGTACACCTTGGAAGGTGAATGACTTTGTGTTGGCTGCGTTCCAGATCATCCACGATAAGGGACTGGCTACAGCTGGCCTACCATCAGGTGAAGACCTACCGCTACCACCATCACCCTTGTCCAAGGACCAAGATAGTAAGACCCTAACTGATGTGCAGAAAGAACAGTTCAAGGCATGGAAGAAAGCAGCGACAGCTGTGTACGATGAGAACATCCGCATCAAATCCAAGCGACTGATGACATCCAAGATCAGAATGATTGCTGAGAAGTTCAGTGTGTACGAGAGCATCTACTTCCCTCACACAATGGACTTCCGTGGTCGCATCTACCCTGCCCCGATGTACCTCAACCCTCAAGGCAACTCACTAGCCAAGGGGTTGTTGATGTTTGCCGATGGGAAACCATTGGGAACTAACGAGGCTGCATGTGAACTCGCTATCCATGGTGCTAACTGCTACGGCTACGACAAGGCATCGATGCAAGAGCGTGTTGACTGGGTGGTCGAACACCAAGAGCAAATTTTACAAGCAGGGACAGACCCTATGGCTGACCTGTGGTGGGCTAAGGAAGCTGATGACCCATGGTCTTTCCTTGCGTTCTGTCGTGAGTGGGTAGGCTACTGTGAGCATGGCTATGACCACGTGTCTTACATCCCGATTGCTAAGGATGGTTCATGCTCTGGCTTGCAGCATTTCTCAGCTGCCCTGCGTGACCCTGAAGGTGGTAGTGCAGTCAACTTGCTGCCAACTGACAGACCTGCGGACATCTACCAGACTGTCATTGACAAGACGGAGCAAAAGGTTTGCGCAGACCTAACCCAAAACGAGTACAAAGAAATCGCACAGCTGTGGTTGGACTACGGTATGTCACGCAAGACAGCCAAGCGTACCACCATGACACGGGTGTATGGTTCTACTTTGTATTCAGCACGTGCATTCGTACAGGAATACATCATGGATACTGATGCCAAGCGTAGACAGGAGGACCCTGATTATGTCAGCCCTCTGAATGGACGTGAGTTTGAAGCAGCGGTGTACCTAGCCAAGCATGTCTGGGCATCTATCAACGAGACAGTGATTGCTGCCAAAGATGGCATGGACTGGCTACAAGAATGTGCCCGTGAACTAGCAGCTGAGAATCTACCAATCGTATGGACCACCATCGATGGGTTCCCTGTCATGCAGAACTACCCTGACATGGCGAAGCGTAGAGTGAAGACCAAGTTCGGTGACCAGCTGGTGTACCTGACAGTCCAAGAGGCAATCAAGGACAAGCTAGATCGTCGTCGTCAAGGCAATGGCATTAGCCCTAACTGGGTACACGCCAATGATGGGTGTCACTTGCGTATGACTGTGAACCTAGCAGCATTTAATGGGGTGACCCACTTCGCAATGATACACGATAGCTTCGGGTGTCATGCAGCTGACGTTGAGATGCTTGGTGCATGTCTTCGTGAAACCTTTGTCGAACTGTACGTGGATAACGACCCGCTACTACGGTTCAAGGCCGAGGGTGAAGCCCTAGTCGGTAGAGAACTACCAGCCCTGCCCGAGAAGGGGGAACTGGACGTAACTCAAGTACGTGATAGCGAATTCTTTTTCGCATAACTAACCCAAAACTGGTACAACCCATACAATAGGTTGCACCATAGCATCTAGCAGAAACGAAAGGATACCAGATGCGTTGTAAACAAACCCTAATCAACATCGCTGAGTATCAGTACAGGAACGATATGCCTGTACCCGCAGACATACTCGCCCAACTACTGGAAGCGGGTGTTGACATCCGTAAATATATGTAAGGACAGACATGACTAAGTTTGTAACTCCCAAAGGTGTCGCCGTATGGCCTCACCTAAACACACCCGATACTAAATTCGTAAGCGAAGGTGAGTATCACACAAAGCTTCGCATCCCAGCGGACGAAGCCCAGCCTCTTATCGAACAACTCGAAGATATTCGTAAGGCATATCTAGCAGAGGCAATTCGCAAGGACCCAAAGGTCAAGCAGTTCAAGATGGCTGACCTCTATGAAGAGGAAGTCGATGACCAAGGGGACCTGACAGGTAACTACCTGTTTAAGTTCAAACAGAAAGCAGTCATCAACACACGTGCTGGCACCACCCTGAACATGAAGGTGGCCCTGTTCGACAGTCAAAAGAAACCGACTGATGTTTCAATCGGTGGTGGCTCAGTCATTCGTGTGGCTGCAACTGCAATCGGGTACGCCATGCCATCAACCAAGATGGTCGGCCTATCACTACGACCCAGCGCAATCCAGATCATCGAGTTATCTGGTGGTACAGGTGTAGAGGCTGATGTCTTTGCAGTAGAGGATGGCTTCGTGGGTGACGGTGTGACTGAAACCAAAGACGAGGTGCCTGTATTCTATGGCGAAGACGACACGGACTTTTAATAACTTAGGGTCCAAGTCGAAGACACGTAAACAAGCATTGGCAAACGGTTGGCGGTCAGGACTTGAAGAGAGTCTTGCCGCCTTTTTGCGTTCTGAGGGTATCTCGTATGAGTATGAACAGAACAAGATACATTACGTGGTCCCAGCTAGGGACGCTAAGTACACACCCGACTTCTACATTAAGACCCGAACAGGCAAGACCATCATCGTCGAAACCAAGGGCCGCTTCCTAACAGCGGACAGGCAGAAGATGATACTGGTCAAGCAGCAATTCCCTGACCTCGACATCCGCATAGTGTTCAGTAGGTCTGAAACCAAAATCAGTAAACAATCAAAGACTACCTACGCCATGTGGTGTGAGAAGCATGGCTTCCCCCATGCGGACAAGGTAGTTCCACAGGAGTGGCTCGATGAGTAGCATCAAACACATCATCGTACACTGCGCCTACACCCCCGAGAGCATGGACATTGGCGTCAAAGAAATTGACGCATGGCATCGCAAGCGCGGATGGATGGGGTGTGGCTACCATGCAGTGATTACCCGACAGGGTGTCGTCGAACTGGGCCGACCCCTTAACAAGACAGGCGCACACGTACGGGGGATGAATAGTACATCTAAGGGTATCTGCCTTATCGGTGGTATGAACCGATCAAAGACAGGACCTGAAATCAACTTCACCGATGAGCAATACGAATCCCTGCGTATGCTTATCGATCAGTGGAAAGACTGGCACTTCCCTATGGCGAAGGTGTCTGGTCACACTGACTGGGACAGCAATAAAACCTGCCCCAACTTTGACGCTGGTCACTGGTATGAGACTGGCGAAATCAAATCCACAATCAGTTAGGTTGCACCATAGCATCTTAATGTTTCTTTCCTTCCAACTGGCTCACCTTCGGGTGGGCCTTTTCTTTTTTGGAGAAAAATTTTGCTGACACTTTTCGTCTACTTGTTGGCCTCATGTTTGTTCATGGGTGTCATCATAGACAGCCTCGAAGAAGACGAGCGGCTGACTGGTATTGGTCTGCTTATCGCTTCCTTACTCTGGCCTCTGGATGCGGTCCTAATGATTTGGACCATGGTAACCACGCCTTTCACTGACCCTGACAACTAGGAGAAACCCATGACACAAATGGATACAGTACGTAAGCACCTACTAAAGTATGGTTCAATCTCACCACTTGAAGCACAGTCCAACTATAACATCTGGCGACTGGCTGCGGTGGTTGGTCGTCTAAAAGATAGCGGCCTATCAATCAAAACAACCATGAAGAAAGCACCGAGCGGCGCAAAGTATGCAGAATACCGCATCGGCTAACTTCATTCATCATACATCATGCAACGACTGCGGTAGTTCAGATGCCCTCGGGGTCTACGACGATGGGTCGTCATGGTGTTTCTCTTGTGGCACGTTCAAGAAAGGGGTGACTATGGACATCGCACCTAAAACCCCTAGCAACACTGGTCTCATCCCAACGGGTGAGGCTCGTTCTCTTCCAAAGCGTAAGCTAAACGAAGAGACATGTCGCAAGTTTAGCTACACGATCAGCGAGTATCAGGGGCAACTCGTACATGTAGCCAACTACAAGAACTCAGAAGGTAAGGTTGTCGCGCAGAAGATACGGTTTGCGGACAAGTCCTTCAAGTTTCTTGGCGCACCCAAAGAGGCTGGCCTGTATGGTGAGCATCTATGGCGTGAAGGTGGCAAGATGCTTGTCATCACAGAGGGTGAATTGGATGCACTCTCAATGTCCCAAGCACAAGGCAATAAGTTCCCCGTGGTATCTCTACCCAACGGGGCACAGGCTGCAAAGAAAGCAGTCCAGAAGTCTCTCGATTTCGTTGAGAGTTTTGACAAGGTTGTCTTGATGTTTGACATGGATGATGCGGGTCGGGCCGCAGCCGTTGAGGTTGCGCAGTTACTCACACCATCCAAGGCGCACATCGCTACGTTACCCCTCAAGGATGCAAGCGATATGCTTGTGGCAGGTAAGCAATCTGACCTCATCAACGCGATGTGGGACGCAAAGATTTACCGACCAGATGGTATCATCGATGGACGAGACCTACTCGATCAGGTTCTAGCTGTCGATGATACACCATCCATCCCGTACCCATTCGATGCCTTGAACAACAAGACACACGGTATGCGGCGGGGTGAACTTGTAACCATTACAGCTGGGTCAGGTGTAGGCAAGTCACAGATATGTCGTGAGATTGCATACCACCTAATCAAGCAGGGCGAGTCCCTTGGTTACATTGCCCTCGAAGAGAACGTGAAGCGCACGGCTCTGGGGCTTATGGGTTTGGCAATCGACAAGCCCTTACACTTAGACAGAGAAGGAGTAGACGATGATCTTATCAAGTCTGCTTTCGATGACACCGTTGGTAGTGGTCGTGTTTACCTCTACGATCATTTCGGCTCTATGGCTACAGACAATCTCCTCAACCGAGTACGCTATCTTGCGAAGAGTTGTGGCGTTGGCTGGGTTATCCTCGATCATCTCAGCATTGTTGTTTCAGGTGTTGATGATGGCGATGAGCGGAAGGCTATAGATGTCATCATGACCAAGCTGCGTTCTCTTGTTGAAGAGACAGGCATCGGTCTTATCCTTGTGTCCCACCTTCGTCGTCCATCAGGTGACAAGGGGTGGGAAGAAGGCCTCCAAACGTCATTGAATTCCCTACGGGGGTCAGCTGCAATCGCGCAGTTGTCAGACATGTGCATTGGCGTTGAACGAAACCAACAGGGTGACAACCCTAACGTATCCACATTGCGTGTACTCAAGAACCGTTTCAGCGGTGAGACAGGTGTGGGTGCGTACCTCTATTACAACAAAGACACTGGTCGCATGATTGAAACCGATGACCCTAACACGGCATTCGGTGACGGCATGGACGAAGACTTCTAGCTAGTCGAAAGGGACAGCATGGAACGTATATTGTTCGACATCGAAACTAACGGCCTACTGGATGAACTAACTATGGTTCACTCACTAGTCCTCATCGATCTGGATACAGGTGACTTGGTATCCTGTGCAGATCAGGAAGGTTACCGCTCAGTCGATGAGGGTATCGATATCCTGTATGGCGCAAAGCTATTGGTCGGTCACAACATTCAAGGGTTCGACCTACCAGCACTACACAAGACACACCAGTTCGACACTGATGCAGAACTACACGATACGCTTATCATGTCTCGATTGATCTGGTCAGACCTCAAGCACAATGACTTCAGGTTCCTTGAGAAGAACCCCGAGTTCCCTAAACAACTCATCGGGTCACACTCACTGAAGGCATGGGGTTACCGTCTAGGCAACCACAAGGATGAGTATGACGGTGGCTGGGACTCATGGTCCAAGGACATGCAGGACTACTGCGAACAGGACACACGTGCCAACCTGACATTCTATGAAAAGATACTGAGCAAGAACCCAAGTGAAGAAAGCGTAAAGCTTGAACACGACTTTGCTCATGTCATCCGTAAGCAAGAGCGACAAGGTTTCAACTTCGATGAAGCTGGTGCCGAGAAGCTACTTGCTAAACTACAAACCCGACAAGCAGAACTAGAGGGTGAACTGCAAGAAGCTTTCCCGCCGTGGGAAATCAAGGAACCCTTCGTACCCAAGGTCAACAACAAGACCCGTGGGTATGTGAAAGGTCAGTTAACCTACAAGGTCAAAGAGGTTGTCTTCAACCCTGCCTCGCGTGACCACATCGCAGACAGATTGCAGAAGCTTCGGGATTGGAAACCTACCGACTTCACTGCCCAAGGGAAACCGAAGGTGGACGAAGCGGTACTCGCAGAGTTGGATTACCCAGAGGCCAAGGTGCTGAACGAATACTTGTTAATCAACAAGCGTATCGGGCAGCTGGCTACTGGTTCCAACGCATGGCTCAAGCTTGTTAAGGACGGTAAGATACATGGACAAGTCAACACCAACGGTGCAGCGACTGGAAGATGCACACACAATAGACCGAACATCGCACAGGTCCCATCAGTGGGCGCAGCGTATGGCACTGAATGCCGTGGTCTGTTCCGTGCGCCAGAAGGTTATGCCCTTGTGGGTGCTGACCTCTCGGGTCTGGAACTACGTTGCCTTGCTCACTACATGGCTCGCTTCGATGGTGGGTCGTATGGTGATGTAGTCGTCAACGGTGACATCCATACACAGAACCAGAATGCGGCAGGGTTACCTACTAGGAACAATGCCAAGACATTTATTTACGGATTCTTGTATGGCGCAGGTCCAGCCAAGATCGGATCCATCGTTGGTGGTTCCGAGAAGGAAGGTCGCAAGCTTATCGCCAAGTTCATGAAAGCTACACCAGCTATCAAGTTACTACGCGAGGCGGTGTCCGCTTCAGTCAAGAAGAACGGATACCTCAAGGGACTGGATGGTCGAGAGTTACCTATACGCTCAGACCATGCTGCCCTTAACACGCTACTACAGTCAGCGGGTGCAGTCTTATCAAAGAAAGCAACCGTTATCTTGTATGAAAATCTAACCGCAATGGGTTACATCTGGGGCGTGGACTACGCTCAAGTGGCCCATGTTCATGACGAGGTGCAGCTGATTGCCCGTAAGGAAATAGCTGATGTCATCGGACAAGAAGCAGTTAAGTCTTTTCAGCAAGCTGGAGAGTTTTACAACTTCAGATGCCCTATCACAGGGGAGTACAAGGTCGGCCATGATTGGGCAGACACGCACTGATAATTCGCACTCAATACGAATGCGAGAACTGGTGCAGCAACGTAAGCGAGACTTGGTTGCCTACAAGGGTGGAAGATGTGAACGGTGCGGGGGTGTATATCACCCCAACATCTATGACTTCCACCACTACGACCCCGAGATGAAATCATTCACGGTGTGTCAAGCGAACTTCCAACGCAGTTGGGACAACATCACAGCCGAGGCAGATAAATGCTTCATGCTGTGTGCCAACTGTCATCGTGAAGTTCACACATTCAACGAGCCTGAATTTAACAAACTCTAACCCGAAAGTATGAGAATGATTGATGTATCTTACATGACCCACATGGGTGATGACGACCTTGTTGTTGATGCAGCACGTGTGTCGTTTGACAAACAAGCCGATGCCTATGGTCCTACCCGTAACGCACGGTTGATTAACTTCCTTGCACGTGAACAACACATGCATCCCTTCTCGCATCCACAAGCTACCTTCAGATGTGCAGCCCCGATCTTCGTGGCCCGACAACTGGCAAAGCACCAAGTCGGTGGCACGTGGAACGAGGTGTCACGTAGATACGTGAAGTCACAACCTGCCTACTGGAAGCCAGAGTTCTTCCGAGCGGCAGCTGATGATGTCAAGCAGGGTTCCTCTCCCGACCCTCATCGGCGTTCCGAAGAGTTCCTCGAAGAATACCATGACATCTGTATCGATGCGATTGCTTGCTACAACAAGATGGTCGCACTCGGTATCTGCGCAGAACAGGCACGGGCTATCCTACCACAAGGTGCAATCACTGAGTGGGTATGGACTGGTTCGCTCCTGTTCTGGTCGCGGGTCTACAACCTACGCATCAAGCCTGACACTCAGAAAGAGACACGTGAGTTTGCTGAACTACTCGGTGAACAGATGCAATCCCTTTACCCACTATCATGGAAAGCACTCACCGATGGATGAACACGAAGAAGCTGTTAAGCAATTAATGAAGACCGACATCGCTACCATTGTCGAACAGATGGATGACATGGGTGAGGACGTTGTACACTTTCAGGTCGAGTTTACTGATGCAACACTGGACGTACACATCACACTGCGTTCGAGTACGATGCAATGAGGTATCTAATTGATGCCGACATCGTAGCGTTCAAGGCAGCAAGCGCAGCTGAGAAACCTATCAACTGGGGTGGTGGTCTATGGACCCTTTATGCCTACGAGGATGAAGCACAAGCCTACGTGTATGAATACTTCACCCGCATTATTAACAAGCTAGGCGATGGTGAGTTAGCCCTGTTCCTTACAGGTCCCGACAACTGGCGTAAGGATGTCTTGCCCACCTACAAAGGTAACCGCAAGGAAACCCGTAAGCCTATGGTCCTACCTGCTATCAAGCAGTGGATGATGGAAACCATGGGTGCCGTGATGTTACCCACCATGGAAGCTGATGACCTACTAGGTATCGAGGCTACCAAGGATGGTGGCATCATTGTGTCTGAGGACAAGGACCTCAAGACCATCCCGTGTATGTTGTTTAACCCAGCCAAGGACAAAGAACCTTACGAGATTACTGAGTTCGAAGCTGACTACAATCACATGTACCAAACCCTGACAGGCGATAGCACTGATGGGTACTCGGGGTGTCCTACTGTTGGCCCCAAGAAAGCTGGTGAAATCCTAAAAGGTTGCACCAACACTACAGAAATGTGGGCAGCTGTCGTGGCTGCATATGAAAAGCAAAACCTCTCAGAAGAAGTAGCCCTTACCATGGCACAGGTATCACGTATCTGCCGTGTCGAGGATTTCGACTTCGATAACATGAAGGCTATCCCATGGACACCAAAGACATCGTAAACAAACCCGACCACTACACTCGGTATGTCATCGAGCCTATCGAGTTCATCATGCATAACGGTCTACCCTTCCACGTAGGTAACATCGTTAAGTACGCAGTCCGCGCTGGGTACAAATCATACCCTGACATGTCCGATGCAGAGGCAGAGATTACCGACCTACGGAAAGTAATCCGATATGCTGAGATGCGTATTAATCAGCTGCAAGGAAAGGCGTCACTATGAGTTTCATTGTGTTGTCTTCCAATAACTGCAAGTGGTGTCAGAAAGCTATCAAGCTTTTAGAAGACGAGGGGTTGGACTTTCAGGTCCGCTCCGTTTCCGACAAGCCGTGGCTTAAAACCTTAATGGCTCAGGCAAACCTAACCACAGTACCACAGGTGTTCAGACCTGATGGTCAACTGGTCGGTGGCTATGAGGCACTGCAAGTCTACTTAGGTCGGCACTGATGTTCACCGTTGAACACGTAGCCGATGGAACCGTTGTCACAATCTTAGATACCGAAGGTCAGATGGAAGATGTCGAGTGCATCTTCGATGACCATGGTGTGTGGATTAGGCAATTCGATAATCAACAAAACGAACATGACTTAGTGTTCATGCAGCACAACCAATGGACCAGCTTAATGGCTTCGCTCCAATGCTCAGAGGGTGTGTATAAACTCAAGGATACTTATGCAGAACGATATAGTGGCACCAGCCCTAACCCTTAACCACTACCAAGAACAAGCAGCGACAACCGCTATCTATCCACAAGAAGTGGCAATGGAATATTTAAGCTTGGGTCTTTGCTCAGAAGCTGGCGAGTTCGCTGGTAAGATAGCCAAATGGTATCGCAAAGATAACGACTTCCCACGTGGGGATGTCATCGATGAACTCGGTGATGTCCTTTGGTTCATCGCTCAGATGGCTAACGAATTGGAAGTCCCACTCTCAGTAATAGCACGAAGAAATTTAGACAAACTAACATCCCGACAAGACCGTGGGGTGCTTAAAGGAAGCGGTGATAACAGATGACATTCTCGACACGGGCGCAGGTAGTAACGCGCCGAACATATAACCGTCCCCTCGATCTAGCGGGGACACAATTCGAAACTTGGGAACAAACCATTGACCGAGTAATCGACCACCAGCGATGGTTGTGGGTACGGGCCAAGAAAGGTGTCGCACTTACAGCTAGGGAAAACCAAGAATTGGTAGACCTACGCGACTTGTATCTCAAACGAATTGCTTGCCCATCGGGACGTACCCTATGGCTAGGCGGTACTGATGTTGCTCGTCGTCGTGAGGCCTCACAGTTCAACTGTTCATTCGGGCAGATACAGACAGTACACGATGTGGTCGATGCTTTCTGGCTGCTACTGCAAGGATGTGGTGTTGGCTTCGAGCCTATCGTCGGCACACTGAATGGTTTCTCTCGTCCACTTGAGGTGACAATCAAACGTTCAACACGTGTCAACCGTGGCTTCGAACACAACAAAGAGTACACACAAGGTGACGTACATATCATCGAGGTAGGTGATAGTGCAGAGGCATGGGCCAAGTCTATTGGTAAGCTACTCGCCTACAAGGGCAGCGCATCCCGCCTCATCCTTGACTTCACACAGATCAGACCTGCGGGTGAACGCCTATCAGGTTACGGTTGGATTAGTTCAGGTGATGATACAATCTCGAAAGCATTTAAAGAGATTGCAGGTATCCTGAACAAACGTGCAGGTGAACTGCTAGATCGTATCGACATCCTCGATGTCCTGAACTGGTTGGGTACATGCTTGTCATCTCGTCGTTCAGCTGAGATTGCAGTCATGCCTTATGGCGCGCCACAGTGGGAAGAGTTTGCATCAGCAAAGAAGGACCATTGGATTGACAATCCACAACGGGCACAGTCGAACAACTCATTGCTGTTCTATAAACGTCCAGACCCAGCGGAACTAGACAACATCATGCAGATGATGATTGATGCTGGGGGTTCAGAACCTGCATTCATCAACGCCGAGGCTGCACTGAAACGTGCCCCATGGTTTAAGGGAGTTAACCCGTGTGCTGAGATATTGCTCGGTTCCAAATCCTTCTGCAACTTAGTCGAATTTGACCTCAACAAAACCAACGGTCAGGACTTCAACGTGGTCCGTTACTGGATCAAGTTACTTGCCCGTGCCAACTACCGTCAGACATGTGTAAACTTTGAAGATGGTGTGTTGCAACGTGCATGGCATGAACTGAATGAGTTCCTACGTCTGACAGGTGTAGGTCTTACAGGTATCGTGACATGGGAACACTTGGACAAGCCCGAGCGATTCCAAATGTTACGTGAAGCTGCACAGATGGGTGCCCATGAGATGGCTGATGAACTAGGACTACCTCGTTCCAAAGCTGTCACGACAGTGAAACCATCAGGAACCTTGTCGAAGATTATGGATACAACAGAGGGCGTACACAAACCACTAGGTAAGTACATCTTCAACAACATTCGCTTCAGTAAACATGACCCATTAGTAGAGGTACTACGAAATGCTAACTACAGAATTTTCGACGACCCCTATAGTGATGATAGCGTACTTGCTACCTTTCCTGTTAGCTATGAGAATGTCGTATTTAACACTGTTGATGGTAAGGAAGTTAATATTGAAAGTGCGGTCGAACAATTAGACCGTTACAAGATGATGGTCGATAACTATGTTGACCATAACTGTTCTGTCACCATCAGTTATGACCCTAGTGAGAAGGATGCCATCGTTGAATGGCTACTAACAAACTGGGATTCATACGTGGGTGTGTCATTCATCTTCCGTAATGACCCAACCAAAACCGCAGAGGACCTTGGGTATCCTTACCTGCCACAAGAAGTGGTCGATGAGGAAACATTCAAGTCCTATGAGGCTCAACTTCTACCAATCGATCTCGAAGCTGCTAACAGCCTAGAGGAACTAGATGAGGCATGTTCCACAGGAGCCTGTCCAATACGGTAAACTATGCGAAAGAAGTCAACTTACAAACGTAAGCAAGAAGAGCATGAGGTTGTACACGGTCCCCGTGTGCAGCCCCTGCTTCCAAAGAACCCAGCCCAGCGCAACTACATTGATTGTATACACCAATACCCTCAAGTCTTTGTGACGGGACCAGCTGGTACAGGTAAGACATACATAGCCGCAGCCATTGCAGCTGACATGTACAACCGACACCAGATACACAAGATTATCTTGACGAGGCCTAACATCCCCGCAGGTAAATCTCTGGGTTTCTTTGCTGGTACTATTGAAGAGAAGATTGCCCCGTGGGTGGTCCCCCTTACCGAAGTCCTACAGGAACGCTTAGGCAAAGGACGGTTCGAGGTGGCTCAGAAACGTGGCGACATCGAGATTGTACCCTTCGAAGTTATGCGTGGTCGCAGCTTCAACAATGCTTTCGTCATCCTAGACGAAGGACAGAACCTAACACCACATGAGATGAAGATGTTCCTGACCCGAATAGGTGAGGACAGTAAGGTTATCGTCAACGGCGATATATCCCAGCATGACCTGCAAGGCTCTAGCGGCCTGAAGGTAGCTATTGATCTTCTCTACAAGCATAACATTCCCGCAGCCCACTGCAACTTTACACACGATGACGTAGTTCGATCAGGCATATGTGCCGCATGGACTAAGGCTTTTGGTTAGGTTGCACCATAGAGGATTCAATAATGTTCCCATTAGTATCTAATGAACTCATTAAGGAACTAGAAGAACGCTATCCTGAGAAATCACCACGCCCAGATGAGCGATATGAAGACCTTATGTTTCGTGGTGGTCAGCGTCAGGTAGTTAACTTCTTAAAAATGATTAACGAGGACCAAGCTTCCTCGCAACTAGGAGAGTAACTATGTGCTTTGGAAGCCCTAAAGTAGAACCTGCGCCACCCCCCGCAGCCCCGCCCAGCGCGAACCCAGTCATGACGAACATGTATGACCCAAGTTCACCTGAGAGCGGTATGGCAGCTGAGAAGGGTGCCGTATCAAACAAAGCCAAGGGTACGTCCCAGCTTAAAGTAGACCTTGACCCAACAACACAAGCAATGGGTAAGGGTACTGGTCTTCAAATCAATAAGTGAGAACGTGAATGAGTATGGGAACCGCTGAAGCGCGGTATCGCCAACTCGAACAGACACGTCAATCTTTCTTGGACCGTGCCAGAGATTGTTCTGAACTAACTATTCCATCACTAATCCCACCAGATAGCCACAATGAGACAGCTGACTTGTATCAGCCGTTCCAAGGTATCGGTGCCCGTGGTGTGAATAACCTAGCATCTAAACTTTCACTGGCACTTATGCCCCCTAACTCACCATTCTTCCGTTTCATGGTGGAGCCTTACACTCTTAAAGAGATGGCACCAGATGAAGCGGCTCGTACAGAAATCGAGCAGCAACTAGGTGAGTATGAACGGGCGGTCATGTCAGAGATTGAAACGTCTGGTGACCGAGTTGCGGTGCATGAAGCACTTAAACACTTAATCATTGGCGGTAACGTACTGTTACAAGTCGGTGCCGATAAGACACGTGTAATCCACCTAGACAGTTATGTCGTTTCCCGTGCCCCTAATGGGGAAGTCCTAGAGATTGTTATGGTTGAGCATGTCTCACCTAACGCATTGGACAAAGCTACAGCTGCAAACATTGCAGGTAAGCTAGAAGGTGACGAGAAGACCGTTGAGGTTTACACACACGTAGAACGTAAGAACAACAACTTCACTGTATACCAAGAAGTCAAAGGCTCAGTCATTGCTGGGTCACGTGGTAAGTACAAACTAGAGGCTATGCCTTTCCTACCACTACGCTTCTCACGTATCGATGGTGAAGACTATGGTCGTGGTTTCGTAGAGGAACTACTAGGCGACCTACGTTCACTAGAAGGACTATCACAAGCTATCGTCGAAGGCGCAGCCGCAGCTGCCAAGGTTCTCTTCATGGTGAACCCTAATGGCACTACACGTATGCGTACCATCGCCCAAGCTGAGAACACTGCAATCATCGAGGGGAACCGCAATGATGTATCAGTCCTTCAGATGGATAAGTTCAACGACTTCCGTGTTGCTTACCAAGCTATGCAGGGAATTGAAGAGCGTCTATCACAGCAGTTCATGCTACAGTCTTCTGTTCAGCGCAATGGAGAGCGAGTCACAGCGGAAGAAATCCGATACCTCGCGGGAGAACTAGAAGATACTCTATCAGGTATCTACTCGATCTTGTCCCAAGAATTTCAGTTGCCTTACGTTAACCGCAAGATTGACGTACTGACCAAAGCCAAGAAGCTACCGAAGCTACCTGAGAGTGTTGTTAAACCAACCATCGTTACAGGTATGGAAGCACTAGGCCGAGGCCATGATCTACGCAAGCTAGATATGTTTGTCCAAGGTATGGCACAGGCACTGGGTCCAGAAGTTCTACAGCAATACGTGAACCTACAGGATTACATTAAACGTCGAGCAACGGCACTCGGTATCGAAACCGAAGGCCTGATTAAGACACAAGAACAAATCGCCCAAGAGATGCAGCAATCACAGATGCAGCAAATGGCTATGCAAGCTGGACCATCTGCAATCCAAGAGGGCGTTAAAGCATTAGGAAACTCTTATGTTGAAAGCCAAAGACAGCAAGGCGGCGAATGATAAGCCAGCCGAGAAAGCTGAACCAAAGAAACCACTGGCTGCCCCTGCAATCGCAAAGGGTCCAAAGATTAAGCGAGTAGATAACTAAGCATGGCAGAATCAATCACAATCGTAGCTGAAGATACTGGCCCAGAAGCCCCCGTGGCAGAGGATAACCAATCGGAACGCCCAGAGTGGTTGCCTGAGAAGTTCAACTCCCCCGAGGACTTGGCGAAATCTTACGCAGAACTTGAAAAGAAAATGTCCGCTCCAAAGGATGATGTGACTGAGGAACCACCAACGGGTGAGGTGGAACCTGAGCAATCTACGGGAGAGCCTCAATTCGACAAGTTCGCAGAAGAGTTCGCCTCGTCTGGTGAGTTATCTAACGAAAGCTTTGAAGAATTATCCAAGATGGGTTACCCCCGCGAAATGGTGGAAACCTACATCAAGGGTATGCAAGCAGCACAAACGGCAGATGCCGATGCAGTCATGGATGTGGCTGGTGGTGCGAAAGGTTACGAAGAGTTAACCGACTGGGCAAGAGACAACATGCCCGAGAATGAATTGCTACTGTATAATCAGATGGTGTCTACAGGCACCGACAACGCCAAGATGGCAGTCGAATGGCTGATGTCTAAACGTGAGGCAGCTGGTGATGTCGAACCAAACTTATTGTCTGGTAAGTCACAAGCCCCTGCCAAGGATGAATTCCGTTCAACAGCGGAAGTAGTAGCAGCAATGAAAGATGCCCGATACGGCAAGGACCCAGCGTACACACGTGACGTTGAGGAGAAGCTTGGTCGTTCAAAGGTATTTTAACACGATCTGGTGGGGCCTTAGTAGCCCCATCAATTAAGGAGTTATTATGGCTAAGAAAGGCCTATACGCCAACATCCATGCTAAACGTGCCCGTGGTGAGAAACCTCGTAAGGTAGGCTCAAAAGGCGCACCGACAGCGAAAGACTTTAAGAACGCAGCTAAGACTGCGAAGAAAAAATGACAGACCTACTTAGGTCGTCGGACTATCACTTATGAACACTTTGGCCTCATGCGTGAGACAACCCTTGTAAGTAAGAAGCGACAGTCATTTTCACTCTCTTCAATTAAATTTGTCTAAGGATTATGATTATGGCAAACGCAACTCCATCACGCTTGGGTGTCGTCAACAAGGCAACCCCAGCAGATTTCGCGTCAGAGAACGCACTGTTTCTTAAAGTCTTTGCTGGCGAAGTTCTAACAGCATTCGACGAAACAAACGTAATGAAAGACCTACACACCTCTCGCACAATCGCGTCAGGTAAGTCTGCGTCTTTCCCAGTAACAGGTAAAGCAAACGCTGCGTACCACACACCTGGCACACCGCTATTGGGTACACAGAAGATTGCTCACAACGAAATCGTTATCAACATCGATGACGTTCTTGTTGCTGACACATTCATCGCAAACATCGATGAAGCAAAGAACCACTACGATGTACGTGCAGAATACTCACGTCTACTAGGTATGGCTCTTGCAAAAGAATTTGACACACGCACAATGCGCGTTGGTCTACTAGCAGCACGTGACTCAGCTAAAGTATCTGGCGGCTTCGGCGGTACAACTTTGACAGCTGGCACAGGCGGCGCAATCACAGGTGCTGAACTAGCGGCAGCTATCTTCGACGCAGCTAAAGTAATGGACGAGAAAGACGTTCCAGAAACTGAGCGCGTAGCAATCGTTTCACCAGCTGAATACTACAGCTTGGTGCAGACAACTGACGTAATCAACCGTGACTTCGGTGGTGCAGGTGTATACGCAGACGGTACAGTCCTTCGCGTTGCTGGCATCCAGATCGTTAAGTCAAACAACTTGCCAACAGGCAACGTTGCTGCGGTTGCGGGTGAGAACAACACTTACGCAGGTGACTTCTCAAACGTCAAAGCGTTGGTAATGCAGAAGCAAGCTATCGGTACTGTTAAGCTTATGGACTTGGCAGTTGAGCGCACATCTGGTGACTTCGAAGTTATGTACCAAGGTACACTAATGGCTGCGAAGTACGCGATGGGCCACGGTGTTCTACGCCCTGAGTGTGCAGTAGAAATCAAAGCAGGTGCTTAATTCTATTCGGGTCAGCCTACGGGCTGGCCCATTTTTTTCTAATCGCATGAGGACAACATGACTAAACCATCGTCCATGACCGAACTAGAAGCGGTCAACGTCCTACTCACGACCATCGGTGAGGCACCTGTAAACACACTGTCAGGTAACCAAGTGACAGACGTTACGATTGCCAAGCAAGTTCTGAATGAGGTGTCCCGTGAGGTTCAATCACAGGGGTGGCACTTCAACACCGAACCAAAGGTAAAGCTATCCCGTAACCTAGATAACGAAATTGCTGTACCAGCAGATACTGCCCGTATCGATAGTAACGAATACAACGTGGTTATCCGTGAAGGTAAACTGTTTGACCTAGATGAGCGTAAGTTCACATTCACGAAGAACATCGAAGCAGACATTGTGTTCTACCGTGACTTCGAGGTCCTTCCAGATACCGCAAAGAAGTACATCACAACACGTGCAGCACGTATCTATTCAGACCGTATGATTAACTCCGAAACCATGCACCGCATGTTAGCCAAGGATGAGCAATCAGCCCTAATCGATCTTAAAGAATTCGAAGGGGACACTGGCGATTACAACATGATGGACAGCTACTCAGTAGCCCGTGTGCTTAACCGTGGACATAAGAGGATACTAATGTAATGGGAATGATTAGTTCTGCCATCCCGAACCTAGTGCAAGGCGTATCGCAACAATCCCCTGCCCTGCGTCTGTCTTCTCAGGCAGAACTTCAGGAGAATGCTTTCCCATCTCTTGTCGAAGGGCTACAGAAGCGACCACCGCTAGAGTATGTAGCAACAATGAAGGACTCTGAAACTTCAGGTTCCTTTACGCATCTTATCAATCGAGATGCCAATGAGCGTTACTTTGTATTTATTAACGCTTCTAATCAAATTTCTATCTATGACCTTGATGGTACTGAACGAACCGTGACGTATCCTGATGGGACTACTTATCTTAATACTACTAATCCGACTGCCGACTTTAGAGCAGTCACCGTGGCTGACTACACATTTATAATTAACAGTTCTCAGACTGTTCAGATGTCATCCGCACTTACCCCCTTATACCCTTACACTGGTCTGATTGCTGTTAAGCAAGGTGACTACAATCAGCGTTACACTGTGTACCTCGATGGTGCCATTGCAGCTGATATTACAACCTCAGAAACAGATCAGGTTGAAACACGTACTGACGATATTGCATCACGTCTGGCTACAGCCATCGATGCGTTAACGGACTTCACGGCCCGTGCAGATGGTAGTACGGTTGTTATAACTAAGACAGGCAATGCACAGTTCGATCTAGCATCTTACGATTCACTAGGTGACCAAGGTCTTTCAGCAACTGTAGGAACCGTGCAGCGTTTCGACGATCTACCTAACAAGGCTCCTGATGGTTACATTGCCCACGTTCAGGGTGACCAGACAAACAACTTCGATGACTACTATGTTAAGTTTGTGTCCGACAACGGGTCTCAGACTAAGCTTGGTGAAGGTACATGGATTGAATGGACGAAGCCTAACATCGAGTATGAACTTGATGCAACGACAATGCCCCATCTACTCATCCGTCAACCTGATGGCTCTTTCACATTTGAGACAGCTGAATGGGGTGACCGTGCCGTAGGTGATGAAACGTCTATCCCCACACCATCATTCGTAGGTAACAAGCTGACCGATGTGTTCTTCTTTCAGAACCGTTTAGGTTTCCTATCAGGCGAGAACGTCAACATGTCCCGTACATCGGAATACTTTGACTTCTTCTCGACAACTGCGAGAACCATTCTGGACGACGACCCAATCGATGTGGCTGCAAGCCACACCAAGGTAAGCTTGTTGAAACATGCTATCCCGTTTGACCGTAAGCTACTCCTATTCTCAGATCAGACACAGTTCATCTTCAAGGGTGGGGACTTCCTCACACCTAAGAACACGTCTATCTCACAGACTACCGAGTATGAGGCAAGCACGACTGCACAACCAGCGGCTGCGGGTAACGTTGTATACTTCCCTGCTAACCGTGGTGGCTTCACAGCTGTACGTGAATACTATGTCATCGATGATACAGACCGCTCAGATGCTACAGACGTTACAGCACACGTTGCTAAGTATGTACCGACAGGTGTCTATGCGATGGCTGCGAGTACCTCAGAGAATGCCCTAGTATGTCTCACAGAAGACGCGACAAACACATTGTTCATCTACAAGTGGCACTGGGCTGGACGTGAAAAGGTACAATCAGCTTGGTTCAAGTATACGTTCAACGGAATTACAATCCTGAACGCAGAGTTTATCGAGAGTGCCTTATACATCGTAGGCAACAAAGGCGGTAAGACTGTACTGTTCAAGCTTCATTTCGATGCTGGTCGGTTTGACCCTGACCAAGACTATGTAACACGCTTAGACTTCCGTTTAACAGAAGCTGACGTAACTATGGTCTATGATGCTACGGAAAATGAAACAACAATCACGACACCTATCACACTCACAAACCCAATCGTCGTAACCCGTGGTACTAATCATGGTACAATCATAGGCACTAGCCTTGTTGTAAGCGGCGACAAGACAGGGGAAACATTCTACGTGGGTGAACGCTACACCATGACCTACGAGTTCTCTGAACCTACCCTCAAGGAACCTACGGGCACTGGTGGTCGCGTTGCGATTACAGGTGGTAGACTTCAAATCAAACACTGGCTGCTACGTTACCAAGATAGCGGCGACTTCACTGTAAAAGTTGAGCCACGTCACCGTCCTCTTATGGAATACGGACTTGGTGGGACCTTCGATTATACAGGTAGATCGATTGGTGGTGGTGCTAACTTGCTTGGCTCTACGACCTTAGCATCTGGGGACTTCCGTTTCCCAATCATGTCTAAATCAGATCGACTACGTGTCATCATTGAAAGTGACAGTCACTTACCATGTCAGTTCTTATCAGCTGAGTGGGAAGGTAACATGCACCTCAGATCAAGACGAGTAAATGGATAAGATACTTACACCAACCACGGTGGAAGATATTGACTACATCGCTCCCAAACTAAGACAAGCAGATTACAACGAGTGTCTAG